CACCAGTACGGTGGCTACGTTCTTTCTATAATGAAGGGAATGAAACAGGATGCGTACACTTGTCCGCTCAGTTGGTCGTTCCAGTATTGGTGGAGAACCGCTCCCTAGTTGCTTTAAGGCATTCGAAAGTAACAAGATTATCATCAGGCGTTCAGAGGTTTCGATGTTCGCTGCTGCTCCAGGAGTAGGTAAGTCTACACTAGCACTCGCTCTCGCTTTGAAAATGAAAGTCCCAACACTTTATATTTCAGCAGATACCAACGCACATACTATGGCTATGCGATTAGCCTCAATGATTTCAGGTAAGTCTCAATCAGATGTAGAAGCATTAATGAATGTAGACCATGGCTGGACTAAGGCAACACTTGCCAAGGGTTCACATATCGTATGGTCATTTGAATCTGCACCAACACTTCAAGATATTGATGAAGAGGTGCAAGCATTTGAAGAATTATGGGGTTGCCCACCAACACTTATTGTAGTAGATAATCTAATGGACGTAGCCACTGATGGTGGCGAAGAGTTCGCATCTATGCGGGCAGTTATGAAGGAGTTGAAGTATCTTGCGAGAGCGACTAACGCTGCAGTGGTTGTATTACACCACACTTCGGAGGCTGTCCAAGGTAGCCCGTGTCAACCACGCTCCGCTATTCAGGGTAAGGTTGCTCAACTTCCTGCTCTTATATGTACCCTCGGCGTTGTTGGTACTTCTATGGGTGTTGCACCTGTTAAAAATAGATACGGTAGAGCTGATGCAGGAGGAGGACTCATGACATGGGTTGCCTTTAATCCTGAGTATATGTTCATCGACGACATACCAGAGAATGTATAATGACTACACGTAAATCACATAAGGCTAGGGGTGCAACATTTGAAACAGATATCAGGGATTGGTTCCGTGCTAGCGGTTATGACGCTGAGCGTCTTGCTCGCACTGGTGCTAAAGATGAAGGCGACGTGGCCATCAGGTCCGACTTCCTCGGTTCAATCGGAGTCATCGAATGCAAAGCACCAGGAGCAGGTAACGCTATTGACCTCAGCGGTTGGACGAAAGAGGCGCAGATTGAAGCGACTCATTATGCGGAAGCAAGGGGACTCGACCGTAACGCAGTCCTACCAGCGGTACTTATCAAGGCTAGAGGAAAATCAATAGCAGATTCATATTTAGTATTACGATTAGGAGATGTATTCGGTGAATGATTTACCTAGTATCAAGTCAGTGCTTGAGCACTACGGTGCTAGCATTCGTCGTGACCATGGACAAGCAAATCTTAAGTGTCCCTTTCATGGGGACAGTCATCAATCAGGTACAGCCAACTTAGATAACAACGTATTCGTTTGTTTCGCATGTGGTGTACAAGGAAACAGTTTGCAGATTATTGCACAACAAGAAGGGTGCGACATACGTGAAGCAGCAAAGTTCGCAGAAGGAACTATTGGGCATAGCATCAAGGAAGTATCAGGAAAGTATTCATCTGGCCGAAGACTACCTTCGAAGTCGGGGAATTACAATGGAAGTGGCACGGTTGGCACGATTAGGCGTAGTCGCGGAGCCTGAGCCAGGACATGAAGCTTACCTTGGTAGGTTAAGTATCCCTTACATTACTAAGACTGGCATTGTTGACTTACGCTTTCGCTCATTGAACCCAGCAGTTGAACCAAAGTATATGGGCATGATTGGCAGTGATACCAGGATGTATAATGTTCTAGATATTGAACGTGCTGGTGATTGGATTGGAGTATGCGAAGGTGAACTTGATACCCTTACTATGTCTCGTTGTGTTGGGATACCTTGCGTTGGAGTACCAGGTGCGAACAGTTGGAAGAAGCATTACACACGCTTGCTCGCTGACTTCGAACGCATTTTTGTTTTTGCAGATGGTGATGGACCAGGTAGAGAATTCGCAAATAGTTTATCTAGAGAATTGCCAGTCACTATTGTTGGATTCGGTGACGGGGAAGATGCTAATTCAGCATACACCAAGTATGGTGCAGGATTTATCAGGGACAAGATGGGATTGACAAATGAAGAATAAGCCTAAGGATTGTCCGCAGTGCGGTGAGAAGTTTGAAAATGTATTTCAAGCAGTAGACCATCTACTTGAAGATGATGAAGAGTTTGACCCAGCATTAATCTTACCTAATGGTTATCGTTTGATGGTAGGTTCATTACTTAAGTGTATGTATAAGCATGCGAATGAACCAGAGGTAATAGAAAAGATAACTCAAGATACATTCATGACTTTATTCATGGCGGAAACAGAACCAGATGTTATCGTTGATGTGATTGAAGATATGATTGTTGGCACTAGTATGGCAGGGATTGATGACGAACTCAAACGCTTACTCGAAGATGGAGAATGAAGAGATATGGCAAATTATGGAACACATAATGAATCAGGGTATGCGGGTGTCAAATTACGAAAAGGTGGGAGCAACGTTGAAGGTGACGATTATCGTACCGCTATTACACGCACGCTCCATTTAGAAACACACCTTAGTAATACAGCCAATGAACTTGCTGAACTGTTGCTAAGTAAACATAAAGACTATGGTCCTAAGAATATATCACAAGCACCTGGTGGTGCAATCAATGGCTTGCGTGTGCGTATGCACGATAAGCTTGCTAGAATCAACAACCTGATTGACAGTGGCGCAAGTCCTGAGCACGAATCCTTAGAAGATTCCTTCAAGGACATGGCTAACTATGCAATCATTGGGTTGCTGGTTCTACGAAAGCAATGGGACAATGACTAGTAAATCATCATTCGATTTAGACTTCGGCTATGGGCGTAAAGGTGAGCAGTTAGTAGATGAGTTGCTTACTGGTGGACGCACAGTAGAAGTCAAGCGTGACCGCAAGTGGGCTAAGACAAACAACCTATACATCGAGACTGAATGTTACTTCAAGAAGATAGAAGGTTGGGCGCCATCAGGGTTAGGTGTAACGGAAGCAGCATACTGGGCATTTGTATTAGAAGAAAGTACATTGATTGTACCGACAGATGCGTTACGCTATGCGGTGAAAGAGTTTGGTCGTGAGATTACATGTAACATTCCACCAAACATTAGTAAGGGATACCTTATTACTGTAGATGATTTAATGTCCGCGACAAGACTATACAAGAAGGCAAAGGCAGATGAACTGGCAACGCATTGAACCTTGGGATTACATTGTAATCGCAGTAGCATCAGAGTACCATCGTAAGTATAGCATGGTAGAGTATGATGATATTAAGCAATCGCTTTATGAATGGTTTGCTGAGCATCCAAATAAGTTAGATGATTGGGAAGCAATAGGCAAGCGTGATGCAAAGAACTTATTATATCGTTCATTGCGCAATCAAGCGTTGGATTATTGTCAGCGTTGGAAAGCCAAGTCATTAGGTTATGAGGTGTCTGATTTATTTTACTATGCACCTGAGGTTGTTGAAACAATCTTGCCTGCTGTGTTGCGACAAGACATTAGTATCACACACCAATTAAATCTTGGTGGGGGTGGTGGTACATCAGCACCATCAGAAGGTGGTAACCTAATGGCTATGATGATTGAAGTTGACTGGGGTTATTGGAAGTTATCCAAGGATGACAGGCGCATAATCTTTCTGCGCTATGCTGAGTCAATGGACTATAAAGAAATAGCAAATGTATTGCAGTTAGGTACAGAAGATGCTGCTCGCATGCGCACTAAGCGTGCACTCAATCGTATGATTGGAAAGATGGGTGGGTATAAACCATTCAGAGATGAGGACTCAACCCCTGCCGACGAAGAGAGTACGTCGACAGAGGGAGTAACTCTAACTGAGGATACCGAATAGAAATAGGATGCCTAGGAAGAGCAAGACAAAGGGTAAACTTGCTCCTCCTAGAAATCCAATGCAACTAAACAGCAATGCGAATCTAGTTGCTTTGTATCTACTCATCAAGGAAATCCTCAATGTCCTCTAGGTCCAGCTCTGCTGGGTCGACATACAAATCTTCACTGTGTATATCATAGAACTCTTCAATCTCTTTCATGCTAGCAAATTGAAGTTCATCATTGGTTGGCTCACATGATGAGCAACCACCGTTGTCACATAAACAATCCATCTTAACCTCCCGTCGAATAGAACCCACCACCATTGAACTTTACTGGTGGCGCATTGTATAGTCTTGACATTGGTTCATTGCATGTATCACAGTATGGGACAATCTCATCTTCGGTCATGCCTCTAGTGATAGTGATAACTGATGAGTCAGCATCACATTTGTATTCATAACTAGCCATTACGATGCTCCTAAGTCGCTGTTGTTTGGGTGAATGATGTTAACTATTGTGTTGCCGCGCATGTTTAATGCGTAAGGTATAGGTGTATCCAATTCCCATGGGTCAACCCAATTTAATTGCGTGACTAATGTATCTTGATTAAAGTTTCTCTCTCTTACTATCTCATGTAAAAACTCAGTCATAACTTTCCTCCGTATCTATAGGTGTTGGTGCTGTTGCTAGTGTACCACACTCAGCACACTCCATGTCAAGGAAATACATACCAATCTCACCGTCATCATCGAAGGTAACTTTGAGATTCCAAATCTCAGAATTGCATGGGCATACCATAGTAGGTTCACCGCGTATGTCCATAGCCTGTGTATAATCAGGCTTCATTTCAGTAACATGCTTAGCCAATTTTAACACCTCGATGTGTCTCGTGTCGAGAATAAATTACATTGTTGCTTGGTGCTGCGTCAGCGCAGGCACGACCTGACATATGAAACATATGTGTCTTAGCTGGTCTGTTACCCTTTGCTGGTACTGGCACGACTAGCGATTCACCTACGATAGGTCTATCACATGCCATACATAATACTTTGTATTCGTCTGTCTCTCTCATTAGTAGTTCCCTTTCTTTACGAAGTGTGACCATGCCTTGCATGGTGTAGTGTATCTGTAGTAAATGTACGCCAACCCACGCTCTATCTGTCGTGTTGCTGGTGTAGCAGGGTCAAGCCCCAACAGTTGAGGAATACCGCCAGCATGTTTCCCCATCACCTTGATGCTATTATAAGCATCAGGGTTCCACGCTGACTCCTTCCCCCATAAACTGTTGAGGCAAGCCCACTGCTTATCTTGCCACTCACTGAGTTTATCTCTAGCGTATGCCTTGCTATCTTCTTTACTCCAAGTAACTTGCACGACTTTGTCTGTTGTGTTCGTGCTTGGTGTTGAGTTGTCCGACATAAAGGCTACTACTAATACAAGTAGCAAGAAACTTAATGACTTCATAGGCTTATCCTCTCTCTAACTTTAACAACAAGTGCAACTGCTTGCAACCTGCGTTCAGTATCAAGCGGTTCGCCCGCTTCTAGTAGTCGCTCACCTGATAGTGTGCCACCCCATACTCCATGGTCTATGTTCTCAGGCTTCATGCCTTCTGCCTTACATGCCTTAGTGGCGGGGCAGTATGAACAGATTGTTAGTGCTCGCATTACATTGTTCAATGTGTTAGAGAACCATAGGTCAGGGTTCACATCACCTTTACATAGACCTTCCATTGTTAATCCTAACTCTCGAAGTGTTCTTCGTACATTACATCAGGTTCACCGCAGGTATCCTCGCTCATGAGGTTACCGCAATCATCACATAGTTCGTCGTTGCCTAGTGCTATGTCATCATCAAGTGGTGGCTCGTAACTCATGCTCTCTCCTTAGTGTAGTGTTGGTGGGTAAATCGTATAGGCTACATGGTTGATTAACTTAGAACCAAACTCATGCGCCTTATCTAATGTCTCGAACACACCATACAGGACAACCTCTCCGTCGTCAAGTGTGGTGCTAGTAACATAACCCATAATAGGTTGCTCTGTCATTGTCTATCCTCTCTCTTAATGTTAGTGAGCAGTTTAGTATCGTGCTCAGGATAGGTGGCGAAGTTGTTACGCTTCGAACACCACTTCTGTGTAGCCGTTGAGTCGGTCATGTGTAGTGACCAGTCGCTTGCTACCAGTAAGGTGTTGGTATGTGCCGTTGCCTAGTGATACCCACATAGACTTAGGCTTGAAGCGTGCTTGTGAAGGTAGTGCCTTCACGATAGTGCCACGCTTAGGGTAGTCGCTTGATGAGTCGATTGCATTGTATGAAATCTCGTCAGCGATAATGCGTAGTTCCTCGGCAAGACCAAGGATTGCTTGTGTTGTAGTCATTTGTTGCCTCTCTTAGTTGTTAGTATAGGAAATCAGCAAGGCTTCGTTTGCTTTGCCAATTTCTGTTGGGTGTATAGCACAGACAATCATCTATCATTATACCACAGTCATAGCATGACTGACACAGGTTACAATAGTATGGGTTATCTGTCACATCTGTTGCGGACTCGCAGTAAGGGCAGACCTCTAAGTCTACCTCTACTGCATAGTCCCACATTTTGTCGTCATAGTTTACGGGTTCAACCTTAGTTGGTATAGCGTATACACTACGCTTGTGGCTCTGATTACTCCACCAAATACCTTCGTTGTCCCATGAACCTGACGACTCATTGAGTAGATACATAGGGTGCTTGGCTGCTGGGTCTACTGTTAGGATAGCAATCTTGCTACCCTTAGCCCAAGTCTCAGCCATTATCCATACATTATCGTCATCAAGTGCAGACACACCACCAATTCTAGGTAGTGTATCCTCAGCGAAGACACGCGTATCGCTACGCTTGTCGGACTTGCCGATACTTATGTCAAGCACACCGTTGTGTGCTAGGTAAGTACGCTCATCACCACCAACCATGAATGGGTGACAGTTCTGCTCGTTCTTAACACCATGTGTGGCGTATCGTGCGTGCCACATGGCGTAACCTTCAGGGTATTGCTTGCGCAATTCCAAGAAGCGTGCGATTGATTTCTTGGCAGACATACTACGCTCAGAGATTATCTTATCGCCAGCGTGTATAGCAAATCCAAATCCGTGTGGATTACTACACGCACCAGCGTGTAAGTCTGCCTTGTTAGGTGTGGAGTTTGGCTCGCACACTATAAGTAAGCACATGTTATCATCTCCCTATGCGTCTGCTTGTATCTTGTTGTTTATGTCTGTTGCTTCTATCTTGTCCAGCCTAGAGTATAGGTCGGGGTAGAGTCCATTGTTGGACACTACATAGTCAGCGAACCAGTCCCAAGATAATGCGCCTAACTTTACATCATCTAGTCGTAGTTCCCTAGTGTATTCTACCATAGCCTGTGCTAAGTCTAGGGCACTTAGTACACCGCTTGTATTCATTGTGCCTCTGAAGAAGCGCAATTCTATTGTGTTAGTATTCTGTGTGTTCACCGCTGAGTAGCGTTCACTACTGAACCTGCTAGGATTACCTGTCTTATGCTTGATTGAGAATACAGGTCGGTCGTACTCATCAAAGGTATAGACATCATTGAACCTAGCAAAGCGAGTCTTGCGACCCGCAAACTTCATCATCTGTGGTGCATTGTGGTACACTAGGGCTATGAACCTGTGAAGGTGTGCGCCACTACTGAAACCGCTACGGCTTAGGTGTATGTGTAAGCCACAGGTATCTGTATCCCATGACCTAGCACCATAGTCTGTGCGTAGTTTATCTATGGTATCCCATAGTAATTTACTATTCTCTCTGTACTGTTGGTGTGTATGTGGGTGGGTTACAATCTCGAACCCATTACCAATACTGCCGTCATGCTTGAGATACGCTAGTCCGTCTAAGTTCATAGAGGCATACTGCGCAGCACTCTCTACCGCTTGAGTCTCTGTCTCTAACTCGAAGCCGAGATACATGCCATGCTTATTGCTACCCTTGAAGATAGGTGCTGGCTTGCATGAGTAGTCGTGGATAGTACCGCTTGAACGGACACCACGACAACACCTGCCACCATTACTATCATCATTACTGAAGCAATCGCAACGGTTATCATTAGTGTACGACTCGTCACAGTCATCACACCAGTAACACTCTAACTCATAGCAACGCTCACAGTATGGCGTATCTTGTACATAAGTACAATCGCCTGAGTACGACTCGCTACATGACTCACAGTAGTAACTGTAATTCTCGTAGCAATACTCACACCATGACTCATCACTATCTACTGTACGGCTATCGTCATTGTCCATGCCACCTTCGCAACGGTCACAATAACTACCGCAATCCTCACAGTAACTCATGACACCAACGCTCACGCGCTGTTCGGTGTCTCTTACATCACCACAATCCTCACACATAAATACACAATCTGTGCAGTAAGCGTGCTCGTTCATGATGATTTCATCACCGTCATCTATCGTACTAGAGCAAGTCGTACACTCTCTAGTGTTATCGTCATTCTCCATGTATCTCACCCCCTCTCGCTGTATAGTAGTAGTGTATCATAGTCTTATACCCTTGTCA